GTGCATTAAAACCGACGGCTTCAGCCTGCTAACCCGGGATTCGGAAAAGGGCGGAGTTGCCTGTATGACAAAACTGAGCATTCACAGCAACAAGGAGGTAGCCGCCTTTATTGCGGCGCTGGAAAAAACAAAACTTACCATCGCAAGGGCAGCAGCGGTTCCGGGCCATATTTTAAATGAGCTCTGCGGCATGGCAAAGCGCCTGCCCGACACAGAGGTCGAGCATACTGTTGATTAACCTGTTTGGGGCGAGGTTATGCTTCGCCCCTTATGAGCTTTAGTGAGGTGATAGCATGGCATGGATAGAACTGCACGACACGCTGCCCGACCACAAGAAGGTTTTGGCGGTTGCAACCGCCCTAAAAGCGGACAAAGACCTAATCGTCGGTAAATTGGTCAGGTTGTGGGTATGGGCGCTCAATAACCGCGAGGATGGGCGATTCAGCGAGCAGGATGTTGCGACCATAGCCGAGATTATGCGATTCAAGGGCAAACCGCAGAAACTCATAACTGCGCTGCTCGACGCAAGGCTACTCGATTACGATGGTTGCAACTACATGATCCACGATTGGGACGAGCGCGTAGGGATGCTGCTCGCCAAGCGTGAGACGTCACGTTCACAGGCCCGTGACAGGCAGCGAAAACGCCGCGAACGGATGCGTGACGCAAGCGTTACTTGTAACGCAACTGTCACGCGTGACGAAACCGATTGTCACGCGGCTACCGTACCTAAACCGTACCATACAGATGATGATGACGATGGTGAGGACGATACCGCGCGCGCATACGCGGAGGCAGAACGCACGGTCGCAGCATCATTCCGTGCCGCTTTCGGGCGGGACGCAACAACCGCGGAGGTCGCGGCTATATCCCGCACAGCCGTCCTTAACAACAAAGTGTCCATCATCGGACACGCGATAGACCTCGCCGCTGTTTTCGGCGTAAAGGCCGTTGTAAAGTACGTCAACAGGATAGTCCGGGACTGGGTATATTATCACATCGACAGCCCGGACGAGCTGGGCGAGTATGACTATCTTCAGGACTGTGCGGCGGGACGATTGGACATCGGGTACATCGACCCGCAGGAGGCGCTTGAGCGTCTGAAGGCGCACCGTGAACACAAGATACAGGAGGCGCGTAATGCCCAACAATGCTAACGCACCGCGGATTATCTGCCCGTACTACCAACGGGAGACGCCGACGTCGATAACATGCGAGGGGCTGTCTCCCGACACATCAAATGTCACCAGATTCAGGAGAAGAGGACAAAAACGGAGACACCAAATACAGTGTTGTGAACGATATTGCTATGCAAAAGTCTGCGCCTATGCTGCGCTGCTCGAAAAAGAATACGCCGAGAAGGAGGACAAACGACGATGACAATGCTCAGATGCCGCCCGTGTGCCGAAGCTGAGCGGCGGGACAACCCCCGCTTCCTGCTGCTTCGCCCCGCAGGCGTGAACGAAAAGATCACCTGCCCTATCTGCGGGCGCAGGCGATACGGCTGGGAGTGCAGTTATCAGGCGGAGACCCCATGCAGCACTACGAAGAGAACGAGCAAATAGCCCTGTTTCGGTGGGCCGCCTACGAGCAGGCCGTATATCCCGAGTTTGAGTATATGTTTCACATTCCCAACGGCGGCGTGAGGAACAAGGTCACGGGCGGGAAGCTCAAAGCGGCGGGAGTTAAGGCCGGTGTGCCGGATATATGCCTACCACTGCCATGCAAGCGATATGCCGGGCTCTATATCGAGCTCAAGGCCGGCAAAAACAAGCCTCAGCCCAACCAGCTACGTTGGCTGGATGCACTCAACCGCAACGGCTACCTCGCCGTCGTGTGCTACGGCTGCGAAGAAGCGATAAAAACCATAGTTGATTACATCAAACTCACCAGGCAGAAAGGAGAACCCCATGAATAATTATCTATGCATCAACAGCAGAAAAACCGAACTGACCGAGCAGCAGCTCCGCGAGCTGGGCATAGCTCCGGCGGATGAATACATACCGGAAAATGAGATAGCGCGAATGGCCCGCATAGCCCTCTCGGGCAAGGCC